TTGTTTAGAAAATGAAACATTGTATAAATTAAAAGAATTATGGAATGCTCGGTATCCCGATATGATGATTCAAACAAATGATCCGAGAGAAATATGGAATGTATTACAACAAAATTTGGGAAAATTTTGCAATAAAGAATCCTGCTGGTTAAAACAACAATTTGTTGCAGGAAAATTGGATTATGCTTTGAGAGAATCCTTTGCACCCAAAGCTCCTGAAAAATGGAAGAAAAATCCGAATGAATGGTTGTCTAGCATTGAAATTACCAATGTAATGAATCAGTATGAAAAAGCATATAAATGCTTCACATTCATTGGTCCATCCCCGATTGATTTTGATCTCGATGAAACATTTGGTAAATGTGTTTGGGAAGAATTGTGTCATTTTAGTTTAGAAAAACTATTAAAAAGTGGAAAAAGAAAAATAGGAATTATTTTCAACACGGATCCGCATAATAAAGATGGAGAACACTGGATAAGTCTTTTTATCAATATTAAAAAGGGGAAAATATTCTTTTTTGATAGTGCTGGAAATCCCGCACCGAGAGAAATATTGGTTTTTGTCAATCGTGTCATGCAACAAGGAATGGAAATAAAACCAAAACCGATCCATTTCCAATTTGATCAAAATTATCCTGTGGAACACCAATATGGGAATACAGAATGTGGTATTTATAGTATTTTTTTTATTGTTCACATGTTGGAAGACAAAATAACTGAACATTATTTAAAAACACATATTTTAAAAGATGAATACATGGAGAAGTTCAGGAAAATTTATTTCAATGCTGATTTGTAACGTTTTATTTGCTGAGCAAAATATCTAATAATCTTGCAAAAATATATAAAGAATAAATGAGTTATTTATATATTTTCTAATAGAATACAGAAATGTCCTTTATTTCCAATGAAAATATTGAAATACTTTGGGATGTCATTTTAGATGAACGAATCATTCAAACAAACAATGTTTTTGAATTATCGCATGCCAAAAATTATTTTGTCAATCAACTTTTGCTTTTTAATGAGAGAGAGAAAAACACATCTCCCAAAAAAGATTTGATTACTATGAACAAAACGTTTATATCATCCATTATTCAAACCTTTACCAATGCTATTATCAACGAAGTCGTGGATTCTCAAAAAGAGAAAAAAATTCAGTTTCATGAAAAAGAACAACATCAAGAACAACATCAAGAAGAAAAACAAGAACAAACAGCGAATTATTTTGAAAAATCCAATGATGAAAATACAGACCTTTGGACAAATGAAGCTTTCAGAAAGGAAAAAAGAAATAAATTTGATATGGAACTTGCAGAAAAACAAAAAGAATTTGAATTTTCCATTAGTCGTCCTATTCCCGAAATACCTAATTTTAGTGACAATGTGAAAGAAAAACCCATCAGTGAGATGGAAAAGATGATTGCTCAAACTATTGCAGAGAGAAATAATGATATGGAGAATATATACAAAATGTTTAATGGAACTAATGGATCCCAAGGATCTCAAGGATCTCAAGGATCTCAAGGATCTCAAGGATCTCAAGGATCTCAAGGATCTCAAGGATCTCAAGGATCTCAAGGATCCAAAGATTCGCAAATCAATTTTCAATCAGTGGAAACAATCTCCAAACAAGAACCTATTATCAAAATTAAACCTCCACGTCCATTGCCTCCTTCTTTGCAAATACAACCCATAAAATACATCAAAATTGGAGATGAAATAGATACATCTATACCCATACCTATACCCATATCCATAATTGATATAGATCATTCTTATATTGCAAATGAAGATTATCCAGTGGAAACAAAATCCATCTTTCAAAAATTGAAATTGAGAGAAATTATGCCTGCAAATGAAGAAAATATATCTTCTATTGAAATTACACCTGCAAATGAAATAACTGAATTGAAAATTATGATAAATACTTTTTCAAGTGAAATTGCCGAATTAAAAAATCGAATCAACAGGTTGGAAGAGGAACAAGAAAAAATGAAAGAAAGGATGAATGATGTAGATGATCAATTACATATTTTACACAAAAAATGATTTTCTCTCAAACTATATTTTAATATGATTATATTATAATATGCGTGGTGGTGCGTTATGTAATTATTCAGAAATATTTGAAGGAACCACAGATGATACTTATACTTTAGGTGAAATAATAATAGATGGTGGTGTATATATTGACAAATATGATCCCAGTAAAATTATCAAAGTATTGAACTATGGAATGCATGAATATTATATTTTGAAAATGTTGGAACACTTGGGATTTACGCCTGAAATTTATGGATTATATTCATGCAGTAAAAAGAACAGCAAAATCATGTATGTTGTCATGGAAAGAATAGATGGAACTGATTTATTACATTTGCTTGAAGAAGAATATGAAAGAAATATTCAAGAAAATAGATCAACAAAAAGTAAAGACATCACTTTTCGATTTGTTTCTAGATTTATAGATGAAATATACGAGTTATATATCATATTACTTGAAAACGGATTGATACATCAAGATTTGTATTTGCAAAATATTATACTAGGCAACAATGGAAAAGTATACTTTATTGATTTTGAACATGTCATTGATGTGGGTCATCCCGTTCCATTGTCAGATGGATTATCGAAGGAAGAACTATTTGAAAATATAATCAATCGTAAGCCTATACACAATCCGAATCCTGCAAATTATAGAAATATATTGGGTGGCAAATATGAAAAAAAAGGGAACAAAAAACAAACGATAAAAAGAAAAAACAGCAAAAAACAAACGATAAAAAGAAAAAAGAACAAACGATAAAACCGATCTAACGCACCAATTTCACCATTTGCTTTCCTTGATTGTTTCTCTCTATTGTTCCAATCAAAAGAGGTTGAATATTGGCATCCACTAATGCATCTTGATAGGTATCATAGTCATACAATTCTCCGGTTCCCAATTCTTTATTCAATTCACGATAAATATATCTCTTGTTTTTAATCATGACTTCTCTCCCTCGCCATTCCAATACTTGTTTATTGACTGCAGTAATCGTATCTACTTCTTCTTTCTCATAAGAAGGTTTATAGGAAAAGGTTGTGGAATTCGGTTGTCCAAATTGCAAACATTGTAATCTCTCTTTTGATCCTGGTAATGAATAGATAGCACAATCAATAGATGCTTCCTTAATAGCCATCATTAGCGAACTATTGATTTCTTCTTTGATAGTCGATATCTCATACAAAGCCTCATCACTTGTCAATGGAATTTTCTTGCCATTATATTCTTTTTTGCTAATGTCTTTCAATTTCAATTCAATCGACAAATCACTTTTGATTTGACTTTCGGAAAATGTCATCAAATAAACAAACACTTCCACAGATTGCAATTCTTCTGGTAAATTTTTATGACTGCAAATACGTCTTGCACGACCAATGACTTGTTCTGAACGAATGGGATGCCAATAGGGTTCCATAATATGAACATATCGTGTATTGCGCAAATTGATACCTTCTGATCCGGAAGAAGTAATCATGAATACTTTGATAATCTCTCCCATATTGTTATTGTTGGCCATTTCTCTCAATGTTGCAAGAAGAGAAGGATCTACATTTTTCACGTCATTCCAATCTCCATTGTAAATATTACGAACGATTTCCTTTTCTTCTTTTGTCTCTGTTCCTGTATACAATGCAAAGGTGGGTTTTCCCTTGTTTTCTTCACTTATATTCAATTCCCACAATCCAGAAGAAGTATTTTTCTTTATTTTGAATTGTGTAAATCCATTGTATTCCAGCACATATTGAAACAATCCAATCCCTTCCAAGGTGCGGAACTGACTATATACCAAATGCAAACCCACATGTTCTGGGTCTTTAATATTTTCAATGATATGCAAATATTTAGGACTATAAATTTCTAACCCTTCTGGGCTGAAAATAGTGGCAGCATGTTCTGGTTCTGTAATATATTGAATGGCTGCTTTTAATCGATCTAAATAAGATTTGTCTGCATTTTTTTCAATGACAACATCCCCTTCTAATGCTTCATCAAAGACTATGTCTGCACCTGTATCTAAATCTGCGTCTGCTTTTGTGCCTTGACCTCTAGAAGTTTCATCCACTATCGCATCCATGTCTTCTTTCTCTGCTTCCTTTAATGCGTCACCATATATTTTTTCTAACGCACCTTCAGCTGAAACTTCAGTTGTTTCTCTCGGCAAAGGTCGACCAGGAGGTGTCGGCATGACAAAATTGCAATACAATCGAGAGAAAATTCGATAGGTGGACGTCGGTTCTTTAAAAATACCATTCCCATCTACTTTTCCCTTTTTTCCTTTGGAAGATTTCTCCATTTTTCTCTCTTCTTTTCTTGCTGCTTCATAAATGGAAAATTGGTAATCACTCATTGGAATTTTAATGACATGATAATCCGACAATTTTTCATATCTGGGCAATAATTTTTCCTGTTCACTTCTATAATAAGACGTCAAACCAATGATTCTTTTTTTGAATAATTCCACATTTTTTACTTTGCCTGTAGAAGGTTCAATAAATCGATTCACAAAATCATCCAATTTGTCCGGCAATGCCTTGTTTAAATAAAGAGTGACTCCTTCTTGTTTGGAAACGTCTATATTCGCATCTCTCAATATTCTGAAAACATGACTTTCAAAAACATTGTCGTCTTGCATTTCATTTCTAGTAGTTTGGAGAGAAACTCCGTCATATTCTTGCGTTTTTCGGTTTCTCACATTTTCAAATCCAAATGGATTCCGTGTAATGGTTAGTTTTTTTGTAGAAGCATTGTAATCCAAATAATCCATTGTCTTCTCTCTAGCAAATAAATTCATAATAAATGCCTTGTCTATCTTTTGTCCTTCTTTTGTATCCAAAGGTATCTCCCATGTCTTGATATAACCACGCAATATATTGAAAAGTATTCCAATTTCGTTGGGATAATTAATAATCGGGGTTCCAGTGAGGAAAACAATACGTGCATTTTTGGCGCTCATCAACATTTCGTATAAAAGGAGAGAAATAGACATGGGCATTTTTTCTTTTTGACCTTTTTTATTTGCAAGAATTTCCTTTTCTTTGCCAATTTTATTCACGATACGACTAATGAAATTGTGTGCTTCGTCAATTATAATGACTGCATTATCGAAAATATTTGTTTCAAAATTGTCCGTCATTTTTTTCAAGGCGTTTCTACGCAATCCATTATAATGAATGAATTGATATTTGCTGCCGATTTGTTCATTGATTTGCAAGTCAAGTGTTTGTTTTTCCTCTGCAGACAAGGTATCATAGTTTGTAGGTTTTGTAATGTCCACGATCCAAGCTCCATTGTTCTTTTCAATATATTCCATGGGGAGATTCAATACACTGGACAATGTTTCAAAACTAGCAGGATTAGAGAGAAATGTCCAATACTGATTTTTTTTATACATGGCATCCCCACATTTTTTCAATTCGGAAACATAATTGTCTTCCAACGAGGCAGGAGTCATAATAATGACTTTTTTGTTGTTTTTCATTCCTTCTGCAATCGCTATGGATGTGCAACTATTATGTGAGACAGAAAAATCACCCATTACATACCTGCTATTTTGATCAATAGTAAATCCGTAATAATCATCTTCTCCTGTATATTTTACCTGAATTCCTGAAACCAATACATCTTTGATTTGTTTTCTAGGATTTGCTTGTTTTCTTGGTATTTTTGTGGGAATGGTATCAATTCCTTCTCCATTGATACATATTCTAAATGAAGTCCCAATATTTTTTTTACCTTTGTATGTCCAGGATGTTTTTTTAATACTTTTATAACATGAAAATCCCAAACTTCTAGCTAAATAGATAACATCATCAATTACTTTTTCATTTTTCTGTATAAATTCAAATTCATTACCAGTCAAATTTCCATCACTATCAATTAACCCCGCCAATAATTTCAAACGATTTTCTCTCGAATTGCATTTATAAATCATTGGAATGTGCTTGTTATTTAACAAATTTAAACTTTTCAACGTATTAATCATAGTATTGTTATAATATTTTCCATTACCCGTTATACCATAAGAATATGAACTTCTATATGTCAATGACAAATTGTAATCAGGTAATGTTTTAGCAAAATAATACAATACTGCAGAATCCTGACAAGTTATATCTGAACTTCTGGATGTTCCGTCACCTATCCAATAACCAATCATATATGGATCAAAGGGTAATTCTTTTTCAGAAAAATCAACAGGAACTTTGTATCCTTTTAATAGTTCTTGTTTACAAACAGGTAAATTCAAATAATCTTTTACTGATATTTCCATTACATTGTCTATTTTTTTTACAGAGTCAAAAAAATCATATGCCTTGTTTTTTATGTCAGTTTCATTTTGTTTTTCTTCATTGAATGTAAAACTTTTTGAGTTGAAATCATTATGTTGAACCCATTGAATAGAATATGTATTGGTTTTTTTATTCAAATATATTTTAGGAAATCCAGATGCTTTCAAACATAAAATATGTTCTTGATTTACATTGTATTTTTCACCTTTTACAGGGACAATATCATACATTTTATCTCTCCCTCTTGCTAAAGACAATACTTTTCTTGGTGTAGAATCATCCCCCATCAACAATTCACCTTCACATATATCTTGAACCATTTTTATGGATCCATCATACATCATAATAGGAGTATCAATCTTATGACATTTACCACTACCTAAACTGAAGTAGAGCAAAAGCCCTCTGTAAGGTGTATACAAATTCATATAATCATTGACCAATTTTTGATGAGTCAATAATTCAAAACTGCCAGAACTACTTCCAATCGTATCGCATGTAACGGATGCATTTTTGATTTCTTCTAGAAATTCCTTACGATACGGGTCAAACATGGTATTGACAAAATTAACAAATTTCTCTCGATTGTTCATAAAATAACTATCCATTTTGATTTTGTAATTTGGTTTCACTTGAGGAATCATAGATTGAGAGACTTCAATCCAATCTTCGGGTTCTAAATGCACAATTCCTCTTTTCACCTTTTCGGTTTTTCTAGTTTTCTTTTTGGGTTCTGCTGCTTTTGTTTCTGTTTCTGCTGGTTCTTCCATTTCTCTTTCCGTTTCTGCTTGTATTTGTATTTTTTTTTGAATGGATTTTGCACGTGGCAGAATAGGAAGAAGAGGAGCAACAAGAGAAGCAGATGTAGCAGTAGTAGAAACAATAAAGTCGGGATTTTTAATCACAAGCACATCTTGTAAATTGTTTTTTACTGCTTGAATATCGAATTTTGGATATTTTTTCCGTTCATCTATATAAGCAATTTTTACTACTACATCTTCCTTTTTTTTCAAGGTTGGTTTTACTGCCAATTTTTCTTTGATGAATTCCATTTATATATTTGTAATATAATTCTTGTAGAAACCTATCCTACATTATGAATATGTTTATAGTTTATTGATTGATTTTTTGTAATAAATAACGAAAAATCAGTCTATCCTTACTACATTTTCACAGATGTAATGTTTGCAATGCTGAATAACATGCTTGTTGTTCACTCTTTCTTTTAATTTTGTGCTGTCCTTGACCCATAAACAAGAAAATTTTACCCGCATTCTTTTCTATATAAGATTGAATATCTTGAAAAGAAGACATATTTTTACCAAAAGGAATGGCATCATTCGGTGTTAAATTATGCACTTGATATCCTATACACAAATAGACTCCCATAGTATAACCATTTTCTACATCATGTGAAATGACTAAATAATCAGGTGTTACTTTGAATTCTTTTTGTATTTTCACCTGCAAAATATTTTTGTAATTGTCATCATTGGTAATCAAAGCAATCCAATCAATGTGTTTTTCAAATATATTTTCCACAAATTTCTGCGCAATTTGAAAACCCGGTCCTGTTACAAATACATTTTGAAACCATTTGTCTTCATCCTTGATAGAAATCTTGTTGAAATCCAGAAAAAGTGCACCTAAAAAGGCTTCAAACAAACATCCCAATTTCTTCAAATTCGTGCGAATTTTCTTTTCTTCTGCATGTCTTGAGAGAATCAACCATTGATTCAAATGCATTTCCATGGCAATCTTACCAATGGCTTCGTTTTTCACAATAGCAATTTTCTTTTCCGTCATAAATCCTTCATTCTCTTTAGGAAACCTACGATATAAATAATATTTTGTAACCAATTCCAATATACCATCTCCTAAGAATTCTAATCGTTCATTCGATTTCGTTTTCAATGGCAAACAATCAACTGGTTTTTCTACTATAGTAATATTTTGAGATTGATTTTCGATATGTGATCGTTTTGTGTAAGAACGATGAACAAATGCACGTTTATACAAGTTCAAATTATATACTTGACCTGGAACGCCATATTTAGTGAGAATAGATTGAACATCGTTCAATGTAATCTCCACATTTAAGGGATTATAAGGATTGAATACCAATCCTTCCTCTGTATTTATAATATCATCATTTAAAGGCTTTTCATATTCCATTTCTTTTGACGCAATATATATGTATATATAGTAATTTCTTTAAATCATTTTCATAATATATTTATTCCCTGGCGGCACCGCAATATTTTTTTACTGAAAAAATAATTATATTTAGCTAGTATATAAAAAATGGTTGGAATGATGACTCAATTTGGACGCGGCAGATATGTCGATGTGATTTCTAATCGTACTGCACAAAGTGGAGGTTCTATTGGTGGTGTAAAGAAAGCAGGTGTTGTCACTTATGGTCCTTCATGGCCTCGTGGTAATATGGGTAATTTTTTGATTCGTGCTCCTCAACGAATCCCAAATGTCTTGTTTGATTTGCGTAACACAACAAGACGACCTACTCAAGGAACAAATTATCAAGTATACCGAAACAAGACACTCGGTTAAAACCGGAAAAAAAGACAAAGAGAGAAACAAAAGAAAAGGCAAGCAAAAGCAAACGCAAACAAATAAAAATTAAGCAAATACAATAATTTAATAATAAAGAAATCATACACTATTAAATTATTATTCAACACAATGAATATCGTCATAGATATGAGAGAACACGAATTGATTGGATACATCAAATACTTTCTAGAAGGTATACCCAAATTCAAAAATATCACATTCAAAGTAGAATCATTGCCTATCGGAGACATTATCATCAAGGATAATTCAGAAGAAAAAATAATCATTGAGAGAAAATCATTGCAAGACTTGGCAGCTAGTATCAAAGATGGAAGGTATGAAGAACAATCTTATCGATTGAATGGATTACCTCTTCATAATCACAATATAGTTTATTTAATAGAAGGTGATGTAAATAAAATGAACTCATTCAAATACAAAGTAGACAAATTTTCTCTCTATTCTGCCATGTTTTCTCTCAACTATATCAAAGGATTTTCTGTGTTTCGTTCCTTTCAAACAGAGGAATCTGCTTTGATGATATGTCAAATGGCTTATAAAATTCAAGAATACCGAGAGAAAAACAGAGAACCTTTTTATCTTATGAAAAATGACTTTTTGAAAAATGACCTTTTAAATGACAAAAATATATTGGAACCTCTGGATTCTCTCTGCGAATCCAACAAGGAAAAGGAATCAACAAAAGAAGCACAAGAAGCACAAGAACCACAAGAAAACTATTGTAACGTGGTGAAAAGAGTGAAAAAAGAAAACATTACACCTGAAAATATAGGAGAAATTATTCTTTGTCAAATACCAGGAATCAGTTCAGTGAGTGCCATGGCCGTCATGTCCGTATACAAAACAATCCCTCAATTGATTAAACAGATTCAAGAAGACAGAAATAGTCTACGTCAAATATCCTATTTGAATTCCAAAAATCAAACAAGAAAATTGAACAAAACCGCTATTGAAAATATAATAAAATATCTAGAGAAATAAGGGAAAAACTAAATTTAACCCACTGCTATTCTCACTTGATTATCGTCAAAATATCCCGAATCTACCAATTTTTTTGTATATTGTTGTCCTTTCCATTCATCACTCATTGGATTGGAATAATTGAACAACAAATTGCTATTCATAGCATCCAAAGGTGTATTGGCACCCACATATTGTGAAGTAGCATCATATGCAGGATAAGAATTCATATTATAGGGTGGATCATTACGTGTTGCATCGGTCAATTCAGTATAATTACTAGCAGGTGCAGGAGGTAATCCACCTTGTAATTCGGTTACACTTGGACGTATTTTATAAGAAGACATTCCTTGC